ATTATCAAAAGGTGGTCGTAATTAGTCTGCAACCGTGACAACCATTACCGTAGCCACTTACAAACACTTAATACCTCTTACTCACTTAAATAATCCCATATTTACTGTAGCTTTCACTCCAAAACAGGTAATTATATTAATTTAATAAAATACTAGTTGTTTAAGTGTAATTCTATTACTCCAAGTAAATAGTAGTTATAGTCTAATAGATAGTCTCTGACTACTCTACACTAGTATTACTTAACTAAAGCTTAGTTATCTAAGTTAGCTCAGTGGGATCCATTTCTCCAACATCGACCCTTAAAACTGACTCAATCGGTACTCTCGGTTGTAAAACCCGATTAACTCGGACATCGTAAACTTCTTTCTCCATTGGGTAGTTTGCTCAATATAGGTGTTTTCACCGATCTTCTCAACATTACCGTCTTCCATCCAATCTTTAAATTCTTTTTCCATAGTGTGTTATTTTGTATTCACATATATTATCTATAGGTGAGCGTAATTCGTCTGCAAGGTGGCACTGATTTTACCGTGCTATACGCGTTGCTATACACCGCTATGACCGCCCGCTGAGGACGGAACATACCTATGCTATACACACGCTGAGGTGTGGTTTTTTTAGTTAGTTAACAACAGTCACATTTGTTCCATTCTTTACCGTTTCTACAGGTTTCATCCTCATCTTCGTCATCAAATACGGCGTGCTCTAGACACGATCCGCATAGTTCTTCGCTTAAATAGCTTGGCTCTGAGCCACAACAGTTACTCCACATATTATTTAGTTTTAATTATATTACATCTAGTTCCATTAGTATACTCTCTAGTATATCCTCTTCGAGGAATTGTTCTTCGTCATACTCTTTTGATAAGATCTCGATTTGATCTAAGATCTCGTTTAGTTGTCCTGGATATCTATCCTCAATTAGTTGTTCAATTCGGTTCATAATTATTCTATTAAGTTATTATTAATTGCATACTCTAGATTATCTAGTGCTTTTTGTATATCGTCAGCGATCGGCTCACATCCGTGATAGCTTAGACTTCGTTGACATAGTTCTAACATTTCTTTCGTTTCAGTATAGTTCATATTATTTAGTTCTAGTTACATTATTATTATCTATTAGTACTCGTAATTCGTCTGCATTTGGCCGAAGCCTAAGCCTACTTTTCAGTAGACTCTAGCTCTTCGATCGTAGCCAAGTGCCTCACATTCGTCGGCAAGTTAGTGCTTTGAGACCAGTACTTTCGCTTAAGCCAGCAAGCTTGGAATTGTAATTTCGGTAGCATTGCATTCAGTACTTCGTCATGGTTGTACGTAACTTTCTGATTTTTGTTGTTCACAAAAGTTATTATTTGATTTCGATTCATCCAGCTTTCTCGGACTACGAAGTTCTTTCGCTCGATCGGTGGGAAGATTTTAGCTTTATCTTCGTTGGACATTGATTTCAGTGCATTCTGTAAAATTTCGTTTGAATTTTCCATTTGATTTAGAATTTAATTATTAATTATTATTATTAGTATTCAATTATATTATCGATTTATAGACGTGATTAGTCTGCAACTTTGTATTATTAAATAATTTCTTAATTTATTTTTATTTTATTATTTATATTAATTACTTACTTACAACTATATTATCTAAAAGTGAACGTAGTTTGTCTGCAAAAATGGGGGGGTGACAAAATGACATGACATAACGTCACATGCTATACGCGTTGCTATACACGCCTCCGGCGTTGCCGCTGTGACCCACAGCCACGTCAGCTGCTAGTTTCCGTTCTAGGGTTCGGGGTCAGGCATTGTCGCCGCGAGGTCGTGATCTTAGTTTCTTAATGCATACCCAGCTCCTCGAGCCAGGTCGGCAAGTATCCTCTTGAATGTTCTCATGTTAGTATGGTGTTTATAGTGTTCATAATCTGTACTGGGTTCAGTCCTGGGTAGTGATCCTTCATCTGGCTTACTACCTCGCCAGGCATTAGTAATCCCATGGCGTACGCTTGTATAATTTGTTCTGGTGTTCTCATTTGTTTGGTTTTAGATTAGTATATGTTTAGGTCTAGCTCTTTGCCCTGGAGATAGTTAGACATCATCAGGCTGTCGATCTTGTGGCCGTCGATAGGTTGTATCCCTTTCTTGTAGTCGGCTTCGCTTCTGTTCTTCTGGTAGAACCTTATCAGTTCATTGATTGTGTTGTGATCTTGTAAGGTCATAGTTATATGGATTTTAGTTTATACTTTATTATTTCACGGTCCAGTATCTTGGTTATTGTTTCGACGTCACTGTTGTCGGCTATCAGTCCGCCGTATGTTATATGGACTGGTCTGTTCAGTTTGTTACTGTTTGTGATCTGATTGATAGTCTTGTAGACTGTGTTGAATAGAATCTTTGTCATTGTTATTATATTAAATTATTATTAGTTACTTACTTACATTTATATTATCTTAGAGTAGACGTGGTTTGTCTGCGAATGATCCGCCTTGGTATCAAGGACCGGCTGAGGTTACCTCAGGCAGCGGTAGATAAGATCTTTAATATCTTGGATTTTCATTTCTAAAGCGGGATCTAAATTTTTCATCTTATATTTATTTTAATTATTATTATCTTACAACTATATTATCTATGGATCAACGTGATTCGTCTGCAAAATGCTATACGCGTTGCTATACACGCGCTGCGTGCAACCGCATCCGCTGTAGTACCTGGCTAAAGCCTAGTTAGTAAGCCTAAACCCTGGCCGTAAACCCACGGCTAAAGGCAAACCCTAAACCCCAATCCCTAAAATCAAAGGGGGGGTGGGTCAAATCAAATTCATTTCCGTAACGAAAAATGTTTTTCAATTTACTATATAGCCCCTTACCTCTAATTATGCAACAAAAAATTTTTACAGCCGTAGCTTTTTGCAAAATCGGGTAATTATATTAGTCATAGTACTGGCGCTTTAGTCAGATATTTTAAATTTTAAAAAAAATGGCCTCAAAACAAAAATTATCGCCTGCGGCGAGGAAGCGTAAGGCTGCTAGGGACTTAGCTTTTGCTAAAACACCTGCGAGGAGGGCTAAAAAGGCTCATGCGCAGAGGGAGAGACGTAAGGCTAAGAGGAGAGGTGTCAATGTTAAAGGTAAAGATTGGGATCATAAGGATGGAAGATGGGAGAAGGTTTCGAGAAACCGCGCAAATGATGGTGAGGGTACTAAAAAGGAGGGCAGAAAGAAGTATAAGGTGCCTAAGCGTAAAACTAAAAGTAAAAAATAGGTTATGGGTAGAATTATAGGTTACCAGTATGATGATAATGTGCAGGACGGTGATGCGTGGATAGGTTCTGAAGACGGTGGAGGTAGGACGAAGCAATATACTGCAGAGGCTGTGGCTAACTACCTTAATATACAGGGTAAGATATCAATAGTAGGTCAAATGACCTATAAATATGTGGTTACGCCTGAGAGTGAGACGGGTTCGTTTGCTGTTTTTGGTGGTGGAACGGATCCGGTGGCCTTTAGTGCGGTTACTAAATTAACTTTGAGTAATCAGGATATTGGGGGCCAAAGGGTTGTTGAATTTTTAAATTTGTTAGTTGGTTCGGACATACTTATAACCGAGCAAGAGGCTATATCAACATTTGGTTACTACAGCATCGACAGCTATGCAGTTAATGCGACTGACCCTGCTTATTACGATTTAGGTGTTACCTTTAAGTCTGGTAATGGCTCTATGGAGGCGGAGCAAATATACGAGGCTCAAAACTTCGTGTTAGCAAATGATGCTACGCAGTCACCTTGGAATACAGTGCCAGATGGTATAAGTTATACAGCGGCCGACGTAGGTATTGGAACTGAAACTCCAAGTGAGAAGCTTGAGGTTAGCGGTAATATTCTAAGTGAAAATATACTTATAAAAAATACGGAGGGGTACAAAGCGCAGCTTAATTCTAGCGAATTATCTGACGACAGGGGTTTTGCGTTTCCTGATAGTAGCGGTACGTTAGCCTTAACAACAGATATAACATCATCTCCTTGGGATACGGTTACCGGTGGTATAAATTATGCAAATGGTAACGTAGGTATCGGAACGACTAGTCCATCTAACCCTTTACATATAAGAGCTGATGCGCCTTCAATAAGGATTGAGGATATTACAAGCTCTGACAACCACTATCTAATAGGGAACAACGGGGAATTAAGAATTCAGTCTACTGGTTTTATAACTATGAGACCTGGCAATACCGTTTCTACTACATTTTCAGCTAACGGCAACGTCGGGATCGGAACAACTAGCCCTAGTTCTAAGCTACACGTTTCTAGTGTGGGCTCTAATAGTCAATTAACGCTGGAAAGGACAGGTACATTTACGGGAAAATACACTATGCACACTGCTAGCAATAACTTTTATATAGGTAATTCCGCAGCCAGCACGTACCCGTTAGCTATACTAAACACAGGCAACGTAGGCATCGGGACTACTAGTCCTGGTGTAGCTTTAGAAGTTCAGCAGTCAGCAGATAATCAAGGTTTAAAAATAGTAGGCTTTGATAACGAGAACAATTCTAATTTACATTTTTACGTAGACAATTTCGGTAATGATAGAATAACCTCAAGCGAGTTTTTAAATATAACCTCAGGAGGTTCAAGCTCATATACAGCTGCTGGATATTTACGACTAAGGGGGGTAGGGGCCACGAGTCAAGTAGAACTTGATGGCTCTACTATTAAATTTACGGTGACATCTTCTGAAAAAATGCGCTTAACGAGTACTGGTCTTGGTATCGGAACAACTGCTCCTTTAAGTAAGTTTCAAGTTGATGGACAAGCATCATTATTAGGGAATGGATTCTACGGACTAACATACTTAAAAGGAACCAACGCTCTAGCTAGCTACGACACAGCTAATAAAATTGTAATGAGTTCAAACGGCTCAACAGATGGACTGTACACGGGAGGATTACACTTAACAAGACGAACTTTAACTCAACAAGGTCATTTTGGTTCAGGAATAAGAGGTATTTCAACTGGTACCGTATTACAGGACAATGCTCTTGAATTATACACATCTACAAATACAGAACAAAACGCCACAAGGTTAAAGATAACATCAACAGGCAATGTAGGTATAGGGACGACTAGTCCAAGTGAGAAGCTTGAGGTTGCTGGCAATATAGTTATAAATGGGTCTAGCGATTCAGCAGATGGATTACACTTAAAAGATAGGACGTTTGTGGCTTTCAGTGACGCGGGAAGTGTTGTATCTAGGTTTAGAAGCTCGGCATCAGGTGTTTTTCAATTTCAAGATGGTAGCTATAATACGAATGTAGTATTAAATAATAATGGCAACTCCTATTTGAACGGGGGCAACGTAGGTATCGGAACGACAGCTCCTAGTACCTCCTTACATGTAAAAAGCACGTCAGCAGGAAGCGGGTATATGACTATTGAGAATACAGTTCATTACTCCAAGCTTGATCTAAAAAGCACAACGTACACAGGGTCTATTATAATGGACGGCACAGGAGGCTACATTTCAGGAGGGGGATTAATTCTTGACTCAGGAACAAATGTTAGAACACAATTTCTGCAAGGTGGTGTTAATAAAATGATTATTAACAACGGCAACGTAGGTATCGGGACTACTAATCCTAGTGAAAAACTAGATGTCGAGGGTAACATAAGAGTAGGAGTAAATAACGGTTTTTATATAAACAATCAAAACGTAGGTATAAAAAGAGTTGCTAATGATTTAGTGGTAGGAGGTTTTGGAGGAATTAGATTTACATCTTCATCTACGACAGTTCCTAACCAAGCCGAACGTATGCGAATAACCTCAGCAGGAGACACAGGTATCGGAGTAACAACACCAAGAGCTAAATTAGATGTAGCAGGAGGAATAAAAGTTGCAGATGACACAGATACAGCAAGCGCAAACAAAGTAGGTACACTAAGATATAGATATGTTCCAGGTTCGCCTAAAAACTACAGTTATGTAGACATGTGCATGCAAACAGGAGCAAGCAGTTACGCTTGGGTTAATATAGTACAAAACGTTTGGAATTAAATTTATGGGAAAAGAATATATAACAGATACGGTTACATTACGAGGAGTAGAAACGCTTAATGAGTTAACAGGTACAGAATATAAATTGACTCAGATTTCTGCCAATGTTGCGTTTGACGGGAAAGAACGAATTTTACCTGTTTTTTCTGTCGCTACCGTAGGACCGCCTCCAAAAGTGGCGGGCCAACCAACAACAACCGTTAGCATAGGGGGTTTCGTGGACGAAACAATTCCTATTGAGCCAATTTCTGTGCAAGCTCCAAGTAACATAAGGTTTTACACGAGTGAAGAACTCGATCTATCTGCAGTTGCATACTATCCCGGCGCCGAAAGACTTACTATTACCGGCGCAGGAAGAGTAGGGATAAACAGCCCTAACAACCAAAAGCAGACGCTAGATGTAAGGGAGGCACTTCCAGTTGAAGGTTTTGGACCCGGAAGACCAATAACTTCTTCAATAGCGATCACGCAGCCTTTTTATAAAAGCAAAAGAGGAGACACAACTCCTGAATTTGGTAATATATTGTTCAGGGCAAATGTTAGTGAAGAAGAGGACAACCCCGTTATTTATAGTTCGATTAAATCAGATAACGGAGGCCAAGTGCAGAATTCCTACGAAGATCAAAGAGCAAATTTACAGTTCTATACAAATACAAGAGATGGAAAAAGTGTTGTTGAAAAGAAGCATTTAGAAATAAATGGGTTTGAAAATAAAACCAAAATATTCACGCAATTAAACTTAGGTAATGTTCCTGTCTTTCGGGATCAAACAGAAGCGGTGGAAGAAGGAGGATTAGTAAATGGAGATGTTTATCAAGACAGATTACAAAATTTAAAAATAGTATTTCTTCTTCAAGAAGGAGAGCGTGCTAGGATAGAATAAAATTATTAAATAAAAAAAATTATGATTACTTACGATTGGAATTGCAAAACAGTAGATGCCTATGTAGAACAAGGCGGAAATGACGATGTAGTGTATAACGTACACTGGATAGTCACAGGAACCACCACCGAGGGAGACGAAGAATACTCCTCCACAAATATAGGAACACAGGTTCTGAATATTGACGACATAACAAATTTTATACCGTTTGATGAGCTAACTAATGATGAAGTTGTAGCTTGGACACAGTCAGCAATGGGGGCAGAGCAAGTTGCGGCAATAGAAACAAACATAGCTAACGCTATCAACCTGGATATAAACCCAGTGTCAATAACACTTACTATAGGGGAACCAGTAGCGTAAAGTATTAAATAAAATTATTTTACGTAATAATAAAGGTATGCCAAAAGGCATATAAGATTAAATCAATTAAATTAAATTAAATGGAATTCAATTTACCAAGTCAGATCGTAAAGGATCTAAGCTTCGGAGAAGAAGCGCGCAATAAGATATTGTCAGGTGTTTATAAATTATCAAACGCAGTTAAGTCCACATTAGGGGCTTCAGGAAAGTGCGTGATATATGAGGACGCAATGGGCAGACCGGTGATAACAAAAGACGGGGTAACCGTTGCAGAAAGCGTAGTCTTAATGGACCCGGTCGAGAATATAGGTGCTACCTTAATAAAGGAAGCGGCTAACAATACAGTGAAAGAGGCAGGAGACGGTACTACTACAGCTACCGTTCTTGCTACTTCATTATTAACAGGATTAAACAATTACAAGGGTGAAGAAAAGATTAGAAGTATTAAAGATGGCGTTTCTGAATGTTATAAAGAAGTTGTTGATTACCTTGACAATGCCAGTATACCAGTTGAAGGCGAAATGCTTAGGCAAGTTGCTTATATTAGCTGCAATAATGACAGTGGTCTTGGAGACAAAATTGGAGAGGCTTTTGAAAAAGTTGGCAAAAATGGAGTTGTTCTAATGGAAGACTCTGAAACAAATGATACTTATGTTGATTTTGTTGAGGGGACACAATTTGAAGCGGGCATAAAATCTCCGCATTTATTAACTGACAAAGATAAAGGTACTGCAGTGTTGGAAAACCCGTATGTATTGATAGTTAGCTCGAACATACCAAGTGTACGACGTATACAAAGTATATTGGAGCATGTAGTTAAAACTAAAAGAGCATTGCTTATTGTTGCACCTATGGATCAACAGCCGTATGCTACTTTATTAGCCAACAAGGTTAAAGGCAATATTAAAGTCAATATTGTTGACCTACCCGGTTTTGGCCCAACTAAGCAAGACACTATAGAAGACCTGGCCATATTAACCGGTGCCACAGTCGTTAACGAGGAGTTAGGGGATGATTTAGATCTTATTAGCCCTGATGTATTAGGAGAAGCAATTAAGTCCGTTACAGACGCTAAAAACACTACGTTGCAAATTAAAGAAGCAACCGAAGATCTATCAGATAGAATAGCAGAAGTAGAAAACAAAATTGACAAAGAAACAAACGGTTATATTAAAAAGAAATTAGAGCAGCGTTTATCAATGCTAACCGGTAAGGTTGGTGTTATATATGTAGGAGCCGATTCTGCCGTAGAGTTAAAAGAAAAGAAAGACAGAGTAGAAGACGCTATCCACGCAACTAAGGCTGCTTTACAAGAAGGTATTATCCCAGGTGGTGGAACTGCTTTATTAAATGCGTCTCAACTTATAGAGCCTAAAAATGACGGGTACAAAATATTGTTAGAAGCAATACAGTCACCTTACAACATTATATTAGATAACGCAGGTTACTCTGATTACATATCACCCAAAGAAAAATCTATAGAAGCCGGCAGCGGTGAAGAGGATGATTGGGTTGGTGTAGGTGTTGATGTTACTTGCGGGTGTTATAAAAGAATGGTTCATAACGGTATTATAGATCCGGTACTGGTAACTAAGTCTGCATTAAAGAATGCAATAAGTGTTGCCACTACTATTATCTCAGCCGATTGTATAATCTCAAATGTAAGATCTCTTGAAAGCAATTAATTATTATATCGTAATAGATAAGATAAAGGAAGCGCCGAAAACGGTTGCTGGCCTAGAATTAACTGAAACACAGAACACAGACATTAGGTACTTAAAAGCCGAGGTTATAAGTGCTGGTGATAAAGTTGATTATATAAAAGAAGGTAGTGTTGTTAGATATGACAAACACGCTGGTCACGGAATAGAATGGAATGATAAGATGTACCATGTTATCACTATAAACGATATTGTTTTAGTTGAATGAGACTAAGCGCGCAGGATTTAAGGAATAAGAACATATTTAAGTATTACAGGCTTGTCAGGAGATGGGCTTGTAAAACTTACGATTTGAAAGATGCGGATTTAGAGTTGCTTATTTATTTAGATTGTAAAAACCATTTTATACGTAATGATTTTATTAAAGGTGCATACACCTATTCTTGGGATAAAGCAAGGTGGGAAAGATTACGTAAGAACGATTGGATAACTGTTTTTAGCAAAAGGAACAGGACAACAATGAAGTACAATACGTATACAACTTCTTTTAAGTGCAAGCAACTTATAACTAGAATATATAGAATACTACTAGGCGAAGAAGATCTGCCTACATCAGAAAGAAGTACTTTTTATAAAAATAAAACATATACCGATAAGGTTTTCAATCATGCGATTGATAATATGATTAAAGATAACGAACGATAAAACAAACACTATGGCATTTAAAATGGCACCCAAATCCCCTGTATTAATGGCAACGGGTAAATTCGGATCTCCGGCAAAAAACATGAACAAGGGTTACGGCCCAGCTAAGACCTCTTCTCCAGCTAAGCAGCGTTCAACACGCGGCGAAGACAAGATGGAACTGAAAGGAGAGGCTTTAAGAGGGGGTGAACCTGTTCCTACCAAAAAAGGTTTGAAAAATATGACCAAAAAAGACTTAAAAAAAGTGCCGAGCAAAAAAAGAAAACCAACGCCCGTGCCTATAAGTCTGAAGGCTGAAAAGATTAAATTTAAAGACCCTAAAAATGATAAGCCGGAAGCTTTGCCTATAAAAGCAAAAACAAAAGATAAGCCGGCGCCGACAACAGGGAAAGGTAGGACAAGAACTAAAAATAAAACAGAAATAATTACTATAAATCCTAATGGCAGCAAAAGGATTGAGATTAGAAAAACAAAGACTAGGACTAGGGGGAACTCCCCAGCCAAGCAAGCAATGCAATCTGGTAGCAGCATGACAGCGGCGCAAAAGAAAGCAATGAAAGACAAGTCTGTATTTGGGCCAGACGGAAAAAAGGTCGCAAAGCCACCAAAAAATAAAAAGTCTTTAGACAAAACTGGGTTGACAGCAGGTAAAGATATGACTGCTGCGCAAAAAGCAAAATTAAAAAAATACGGCAAATCTTAGGTATAAATGGCATTTAGGTTAAAACCACATTCTGAAATATTTGGGTTGCATGACGCTACGTCAGAGTTTGGCACACCTGTTATTATAAAAGACGATTTGGAAGAAGGAGTACAAGCGGAGGCTAATAGAGATGGAACGATCTTTGTTAGCTCGGACTTGCCTGAAAGCAAAGTGCAAGATGCTGTTAATCACGAAAAAGTACATTTAGATCAAATGGCTTCTGGTAGGTTGCAATACTCAGACGATTCTGTTACTTGGAAACGAGACACTAGATCTCCTGCTAGAAAATACGACAGGGCTACAATGAATGAGGGGCACCCTGATTTTGAGTGGGAAAACGAAGCATACAAACAATCATAATTATGGGATTAAATTTTAGAGGAGAAGCCAATAGGCTAGGCAAAAGAAACCAACACGGGTTTCAAGAAAAATCGGCGCCAGGCCCAAGACAAGGGCAAGGTGGTGATCAGCCAGGCAGTTTAGCCAGAGCAGAAAAAAGGTTTGGCAACATAACTAGTCCTGCTAAAATAAAGAAAAACTTTTACGGAGGTGAAGCTTATTTCCAAGACGGATATAGCGGAGACTTAGGGAAGAGTAGGCCTATAACCCAAAAGTCAAGATCGCCTTTAAAAATAAATGAAGCATTGGTTACAGGTGCGGGTAGAGCGGCAAAAAAGTTTGTTGATGTTGGTTCGGCTATGTCAGAAGGCTTTAGCCCACCAGAAGCTATTACTCCAGTAGATCCCGGAGGCCCAGAGCCATTAGCTACGGATTTAGATCCTAACGTTAATGACGGCAATAAGCCCACCGATGACGATAAAACAAAAGAAACAGAAAAAACAACAAATACCAAGACAGATGAATAACAAACCAATTACAGCCAGAGTCAAAAGCGGCATGTTCAAAACAAAAGAGCCTTTATTAAATGTAGGACCGGCTGGAGTTGACGGAAACAATACGACTCGCACTATGCCTTCTCCGAGTAAGATGAAAGGATACTCAATGAAGTCTTCGCCTTTTAAGCAAGCAAAAACAGATGGCACCAATGCTGCAGACAAAGCAATACAAAATTCAAAAAACGCTCAGTACATGGTGGGGCCAAACGGTGAGCTTTCAGCAAGGTCTACTACAACAGTTGTTACACCTGGAGAAGATACTTTCGTAGAAGGCACACCAGATGTAGTTACTAATAAGCCTTACGTAGGAGCTGCTAATGATGCTTGCTCAGCTCAATACATTGCTGCGAATGGAAACGCTGCTTGCGATGAATACAAAGGATTATCTCAGGAAGTAAAGGATAAAGCAAATACAACAACAGTAAAAGGCACCCCTGATAAAACAGTTAAAGGTAAAGACACCGAAACCGAGGTACCATCTGATAAAAAGATATACCGAAAAGTTGAAGGAAGAGCATCAAGTGCTTACGCTACCCGTAATAATTTAAGGAAAGCAAAAGTAGCGGCCCGCAATGAAAAAAAGTATCAAAGAAAAGAGGACAGGGCAGCTCGCAGAGATAATAAAGACCTCTCCGCAAAAGATCAAAGAAGAGCTAGACAAAAGAAGCAGGCTGAAGACGTTAATAAAGTTGCAAAGTCTGAAATGCTAAATGCAACAACTCAATCTGCTCAGGGCCAATCCGCATTTGACACATCGCAAAAAACAAGGCTTAAAGATGTTGAGGATACTGCAGGAAGCTTGACTAGAGATGAGCAAAAAAATGCCGGCGAGGGTGTAGCTAAAATGAAAAACACAGGTTTCTTTAAAAAGAAATCACCTATGAAAATGAATTACTTTAAAAAGTGAAAGCAAAAGGACTAGGAGATACAATAGAAAAAATTACAACCGTAACCGGAATTAAAAAAGCTGTTAAGGCTTTACCTTGGGATTGCGGTTGTGATAAAAGAAAAGAAACATTAAATAAGATGTTTCCATATAAGTAACAATTAAATTTAATATTATGAAAAAAGTAAAAGAGTACACAGAATTCACAGCAGTGAAAAAATCATTAAGCGAAACTGAATTAAAAGAGCTGCAAACAGCGGTTAATAGCGTTAGTGAAGTTCAAATGCAAATAGGTGGAATCGAAGCGCATAAAGCTAAGTTGATAGCGGATATACTATTGCTTAATAAAGAAGTTGAAAGCACTCAAAAAATACTAGCCGCTAAATACGGAGATGTAAATATTAATCTCAGTACTGGGGAAATTACAGAACATGCAGCTGATACGAAAGATTAGTGTAGGCAAAGACTATAAGAATGATGCCATGCACTATACTGTTGGACAGGAAGTGTATGGTGGTCATACTATAGAGAACATTATAGAAGAGGAAACAAAGTACTCAATCTATATATCAAAAGGGGATGTTATCATGCCATGGAAAGACTTCAATAAGAATATGTCTATATCTGTGGAATACAATATTGCATGGTAGAATGCAGAGTGTATTTAATTACCTAGTATCGCCAAAAGGTGCTAGAACGACAGGACAAACAACTATCGACGGACAAGAGCTATTGCTTAATACTGAATTGCAAAACCATGAGTACTCGAATAGAGTTGGTGTTGTTTTAAGTTTACCATTAGCGGAGAAATATAAAGAAATAAAAGAAGGTGATGAGGTTATAGTGCATCACAATGTATTCAGAAGATTTAGAGACGTAAGAGGTAAAGAGAAAAATAGTAAAAGCTATCTAACTGAAGAGACCTACTTAGCGCAACCTGATCAAATATACGCTTATAGAAGAAACGGTGAGTGGAAAGCATTAGAAGGTTTTTGCTTTGTAATGCCGGTTAAAGAAACCAAAATGTTTTCAATGGATTTTGAAAAGCCTTTAATAGGGCTTATTAAGTACAGCGAAGAAATAGGTCTTGACACATTAATAGGTTTTAGGCCTACATCAGAATACGAATTTATTATAGACGGGCAGAGGTTATACCGAGTACCCAACAATTCAATTACAATCAATTATGGACACAAAGGAAACGAAGAGGAATATAATCCGAGCTGGGCACAGAGCAGTAGAGGAACTCATTAAAGTAGCTAAAGAAGACATCGTGGATTCAGACGATGACATTTCAGCAGACAGACTCAAGAATGCAGCAGCTACAAAAAAGCTGGCTATATTTGACGCGTTTGAAATACTTAACCGTATTGAAGAGGAAGAAAGAATCCTCGAGAATAAACCTAGGCAAGAAGTTGAAACTACTAGCTTCGGTGGATTTGCTGAAAATAGATCCAAATAATGTATACCCAAGAACTATATCAAATAATAGAACCTATAAGGCGCACAACAATTACGCGGCTTAATAAAGGTAAAAAATGGGAATATGGCTATAACAAGGAACACGACGTTGTTGTTATAAGCAAGACTGGACAAATAGGTGAAATCTATAAGATACAGAATCTAAAGATAGCGCTGCCTAAATCTCCAGGCAAATTAAGTAAAGCTACTAACAAATGGACTCCAGAGGAATACCCAAAAGAATTGAAAGGCATAAAAAGCATTTTTGATTGGAGGGATTACCCTGAGGGATTCAAAACAAAATGGGGGGAATATATAGATGAAAATTTCAACAAAAGAGAGAACGGTCATTGGTTCAATAATAAAGGCGTGGACACTTACCTTACTGGTACTCACTTTATGTACTTGCAGTGGACCAAGATTGACGTTGGGCAACCTGACTTTAGAGAATCAAACAGATTATTCTTCATATTCTGGGAAGCTTGTAAAGCCGACAGAAGATGTTATGGTATGTGTTATCTTAAGAACAGACGTTCGGGTTTTTCGTTCATGGGGTCAGGGGAGACAGTTAACCTCGCAACCATATCAAGCGATGCACGGATTGGAATATTGTCCAAATCTGGGGCCGATGCGAAGAAAATGTTCACCGATAAGGTTGTACCCATATCTGTTAACTACCCATTCTTTTTCAAACCAATACAAGACGGAATGGACCGTCCCAAAACAGAACTCGCATACAGAGTACCCGCATCCAAATTCACACGACGCAGACTCGATTCGAATGACAAGACGGAATCGCTCGCAGGCCTTGATACCACCATTGACTGGAAGAACACAGGGGACAATGCGTACGATGGGGAGAAACTTAAACTCCTCGTCCACGATGAGAGCGGTAAATGGGAAAGGCCGAACAACATCCTCAACAACTGGAGGGTCACGAAAACAACATTAAGATTAGGTAGTCGTATTATTGGTAAGTGTATGATGGGATCAACATCAAACGCATTAGATAAAGGGGGAGAGAATTTTAAAAAGCTATATAATAGCTCAGATGTAACTAAAAGAAATGCCAACGGTCAAACTAGATCCGGGCTGTATTCTTTGTTTATTCCCATGGAATGGAATTACGAAGGCTTTATAGATGAATACGGGCACGCTGTATTTAATACGCCACCAGAAGGCACTGTGGACCCGCACGGAGACGTTATAGACGTCGGGGTTATAGAGCACTGGAATAATGAGGTTGAAGGATTAAAAGGCGACCAGGATGCTCTAAATGAGTTTTACCGACAATTCCCTAGAACAGAGGAACACGCTTTTAGAGATGAAACAAAAAATAGTATATTTAATTTAGCAAAAATATACGAACAAATAGATTACAACGAAGATCTAAGGAACAGCAATGTATTAACTAAAGGTAGTTTTCATTGGGAAAACGGTATTAAAGACACCAAGGTGGTATTTACGCCAAACCCTCAAGGAAGATTTTTAATTTCTTGGACACCTGAATATAGTATACAGAACAGGCAAGTAATCAAAAACGGCGTTAAACATCCTGGCAATGAACACATGGGTGCTTTTGGTTGTGATAGTTACGATATATCAGGTACAACTGACGGCAGAGGATCCAAGGGTGCTTTGCACGGTTTAACCAAATTTAGTATGGAAGACGCTCCGCCAAGTACTTTCTTTTTAGAGTATGTAGCAAGGCCTCAAACCGCTGAGATATTTTTTGAAGACGTCCTTATGGCATGCGTATTTTATGGAATGCCTTTATTGTGTGAAAATAACAAGCCAAGACTTTTATATTACTTTAAAAGAAGGGGGTATAGAGGTTACTCTATGAACAGACCAGACAAGCTATGGAACAAGCTGTCTGTTACCGAGAAAGAAATAGGTGGAATACCAAATTCAAGTGAGGATATAAAACAAGCACACGCTGCTGCTATTGAAATGTATATAGACAGACACGTAGGGCTTAATGACGAAGGAGAGTACGGGACAATGTATTTTAATGAGACATTAAACGACTGGTCTAAATTTGATATAAATAATAGGACAAAGTTTGATGCAGCTATTAGCTCTGGGCTTGCTATAATGGCTTGCAACAAAGATCTATATAGGCCTAGTAATATTAGGCAGAGGCAAGTTGTTAATTTAAGATTTGCGAAATATACCCACGAAGGTAACGCATCAAAAATAATAAAAAGATAATATGGCGATAAATGCAATAAATAGTTTTTTCCCTAGCCAGGTAGTAAGTGATCAAGAAAAAGTTTCTGAGAGTTACGGGTTACAGGTTGGTAGAGCGATTCAAAACGAATGGTTTTCCAGTAATACAGGGGCTACTCGCTATAGAAGCAATCAAAATACTTTTCATAACTTAAGGTTATACGCAAGAGGTGAACAACCTGTGCAGAAGTATAAAGACGAACTTTCTATTAATGGAGATTTATCTTACTTGAATTTAGATTGGAAGCCTGTGCCTATATTATCAAAGTTTGTTGATATAGTTGTAAACGGTATTGCTGATAGGTCTTTTGATATTACTACTTATTCACAAGATCCGTACGGTATAAGTAAAAGATCTGCTTATATGGAATCCGTAATAAGAGATAAGCAAACGGAAGAGCTTAACAATTTTGCGCAAGAAAACTTCGGTATTAATCTTTTTGAAAACCCCCCAGAAACATTACCCGATTCACAAGAGGAGCTTGACATACACATGCAACTTACTTACAAGCAAGGTATTGAAATAGCGGAGGAAACTGCCCTTAATACATTACTTGACGAAAACAGATATGATTTAACAAAAAGGAGAACTTATTTAGATCTCGCTACTTTAGGTATTGGAGCTGTTAAAAATAACTTTTCAGAATCAGAAGGAGTAACTATTGATTACGTTGATCCAGCTTATTTAGTATATTCTTATACCGAGGATCCTTATTTTCAAGACATATATTATGCCGGCGAAGTAAAATTTGTACCTATAAACGAGCTTAAAAAGCAATTCCCAAGTTTAACGCAGGATCAATTAGAAAGAATCCAGCAACAAGGAACACAAAATTACGGGGTCTTTGATACTAACGTAAGTAACGAATATAACAACAATAGAGATTCAAACGTCATACAGGTTTTATACTTTAATTATAAAACTTACATGAATGAAGTATACAAAGTTAAAGAAACTTCCACAGGAGCAACTAAAATAATAGTAAGAGACGATCAGTTTGATCCGCCAGTAGAGATGCTTGAGGAACAATTTGGCAAAATGTCAAGATCACTTGAAGTACTTTACGAAGGGGTAATGATTGTTGGTACTGATATTATGCTTAAGTGGGAAATGGCAAAAAACATGATGCGCCCCAAAAGTGATGTAACTAAGGTTAAAATGAATTACGCTATTACTGCCCCTAGAATGTACAAGGGTAGAATAGAATCATTAGTAAGCAAGTGCACAGGATTTGCTGACATGGTGCAACTAACTCACTTAAAATTACAACAAGTACTGCAAAGAATGATACCTGATGGTGTTTATCTTGACGCTGATGGAATCAACGAGGTTGATTTAGGCAACGGTACAAATTACAATCCGCAGGAAGCATTGAATATGTTTTTTCAAACGGGTTCTATAATAGGTAGATCATTTACGCAAGAAGGGGACATGAACCCTGGTAAAGTACCTATACAAGAAGTGCCTACTGGTAGCGGTGGTCAAAAGCTACAAACATTAATATCTACGTACAACTATTATCTGCAAATGATAAGAGATGTAACTGGATTAAACGAAGCAAGAGACGGGTCTACACCTGATTCTAGAGCATTAGTAGGTGTACAAAAATTAGCAGCAGCAAATTCAAACACTGCAACAAGGCATATACTTGACTCTGGGTTGTATTTAACAAGAGAGCTTTGTGAATGTTTGTCACTTAGAATATCGGATATAATAGAGTATCATCCAGCTAAGGAAGCATTTATAACCAAAATAGGTAAATTTAATGTAGGTATCCTGGAGGAAATGTCAGATTTATACATGCACGACTTTGGAATATCTCTTGAACTAATGCCCGACGCAGAAGAATCCGCTATGCTTGAAAACAATGTCCAGGTTGCTTTACAACAAGGATCTATAGATTTATCTGATGCTATTGACATACGCGAAGTTAAAAATATAAAGCTAGCAAACCAATTGCTAAAAGTTAAGCAGAAGCAACGACAGGCTAGATTACAGGCGGAGCAACAGGCTAATATACAAGCCCAAGCCCAGGCAAATGCTCAAGCGCAACAGGTTGCTGCTCAGGCAGAAATACAAAAAGATCAGGCTTTATTTCAAACTAAGGCACAGCTAGAACAACTCAAAGGCCAATTAAGGCAACAAGAAATGTCTACGGAAGTAGCCGCCAAGAAAGAGTTAATGGGATTAGAATTCCAGTATAACATGCAGCTTAAGGGTCTTGAGGTAAACAAAAATCAAGCCAGAGAAAAAGAAATGGAGGATCGCAAAGACCAACGCACAAGAATACAAGGCACTCAACAAAGCGAAATGATCGAGCAAAGAAAAAATGATTCTCCAGCTAAAAACTTTGAGTCTGCAGGAAATGACGTAATGGGCGGAGGATTTGGCTTAGGAGCGTTCGATCCTAGGTAATAATAATAATAGTAACAATAATTATATAATATTTTATCATGGAAGAAAATCAAGAAATTGTAGAACAGCCGGTAACAGAAGTTACGGTTGAGGATACAAGCCCAACATCAATGGGCGACGACGGAACAATTAAACTAGACATGGGTAAATTCGCTGAACCCGCGGCAGAAACGCCTATCGAGCAACCAGTTGAAGAACAGCTAATTGCAGAAACACCAGCAGAAGCGCCAGCAGAACCTGTATTAGAAACAGCAGTCGAGGACACCGCCCTAGAAGAAATAACAGAAGAAGAGGTTGTGGAACAAGTGGAAGAACTTGCTGAGCAGGTTGAACAAGCTGTAGTTGAAGCCAGTGCGGGTATTGAATTACCAGAAAATATACAGAAGGTTGTGGACTTCATGAACGAGACAAGTGGGTCTCTTGAAGACTATGTTAAGCTTAATCAAAATTACGAGGATCTTGACGCAGAACAATTACTTAAAGAATATTACGCAGATACAAAACCTCACTTAGATAAAGAAGATATTGAATTCTTAATGGAAGACAAATTTCTTTATGATGAGGATATGGATGAGGAGCGTGACATAAAAAGAAAAAAATTAGCCCGAAGAGAAGAACTAGCAAAAGCTAGAGCGCATCTTACTGGATTAAAAGATAAATATTACGAAGAAATTCGCGGAGGAGCTAGATTAGCACCTGAACAAAAGAAAGCGGTAGAGTTTTTCAATCGCTATACAAAAGAAAACGAAACAGCAACTCAATTAGCTAAAAAGCAATCAGAGGTGTTTTTAAACAAAACAGAAAATGTTTTTAACCAAGATTTCAAAGGTTTTGATTATCAGGTTGGAGACAAAAAATTCCGTTTTAAAGTTAAAGACGTACCTTCTATTAAGGAGACCCAAAGTGACATTAACAATTTCGTCAAGAAGTTCTTGGACAAAGATAATGCAATGTCAGATGCCGCGGGTTACCATAAGGGATTATTTACAGCTATGAATGCAGATTCAATTGCAAATCATTTTTATGAGCAAGGCAAAGCCGATGCAATGAAAACGAGTATAACCAATTCGAAAAACGTACAAATGGGCGCGAGAGGCGTTCACGAGGATGTTAAAGCACCGAATGGTTGGTCAGTTAGATCTGTTGATTCCGGGGGAAGTGATTCAAAACTGAGAATTAAAAAATTTAAACACATTAAATAACAAAAATTATGGCAACAGGATTTGCAACCGCGCCGGCTACATTAGCCAATTTAGCGCACTTAACACCACGTCCAGTAAAAGGATTATTCGGAGACAACTATTTAGCTCTTGCGGATATGGACTGGGCACAACAATTTTTACCTGAGGTATACGAAAAAGAAATTGAGCGTTATGGAAACAGAACAATCACTGGATTTTTACGTATGGTCGGAGCTGAGATGCCAATGGCGTCAGATCAAGTAGTTTGGTCAGAACAAGGAAGATTACACATTGCTTATGATACTGTTACTTCTGGTGCAGCAGCAGCTAAAACTATTATATTACCTTCTCCTGGAGCAGATGGCAAAGTGCCATTACTAGGACCTGGTATGACAGTAGTAATAGCTTTAGGTAACACTACAGTAAAAGCTTTCATAAAGTCTGTAGGGGCTTTAGCAGGTGGGTTACAAACGTATAACATTGAAGTATATGATACTGCCAATGGTCAATTGCCAGCAGCCTTAGCGGGTGCAGCGGCAGGAGCACCACTTAGCTTATTCGTATATGGATCTGAATACGGTAAAGGATCTAGCTTAGCTGGTAATTCAGTTGACGCTTCTTTTACAACTTTCAGTAACAAGCCAATCATCTTAAGAGACAAGTATGCCGTTAACGGATCAGACGTTGCTCAAATTGGATGGGTTGAAGTTACTACTGAGATCGGAACTGGAGGATACCTATGGTACCTAAAGTCTGAGCATGAGTCTAGAATTCGTTTTGAAGATTACTTAGAGATGTCTATGGTTGAAGCCAAAGATGCTCAAAGTGCATTTACTGACGCAGCAGGGGCTACTATCTCAGGTATGCAAGGTTTGTTTGATTCATTAGAAACTAGAGGACTAGTATTTAACGATCCAGACTTTGACATCGCGGGTGGTGGTGGACTTACACAGTTTGACACTATATTAGCAGAGCTTGATAAACAAGGAGCGATTGAAGAGAACATGATGTTCTTAGATCGTGGTACTTCTTTAAGCATTGACAATATGTTGGCTACGCAAAACTCTTACGGAGCAGGTGGTACATCTTACGGTGTATTCGAAAACTCTGAGGAAATGGCGTTGAACTTAGGATTTTCAGGGTTCCGTAGAGGATCTTACGATTTCTACAAGACAGACTGGAAATACTTAAATGATTCTACAACTCGTGGACTTATTTCAGACATATCAGGAGTAATAGTTCCAGCAGGAACGTCTACTGTATATGATCAGCAATTAGGACAGAACATCTCACGACCTTTCTTACATATCCGTTATAGAGCTTCAGAAGCTGATGACAGACGTTTGAAATCTTGGGTAACTGGTTCAGTTGGTGGAAACTACACAAGTGACGAGGATGCAATGAATGTTCACTTCCTATCGGAAAGAACTATGTGTACTCAAGCAGCTAACAACTTTGTATTACTAAAAAATACATAGTAGTAAGTTTATTGTAATGATTACCCTCGTTGAATCTACGGGGGTAGTTATTACTACTATTAGCGACAGTAGGTAGTTATATTAAATAGTAACAGGCTATTGTCATACATTATTAACATTTATATTATATTATATTATGGCTAAAAAAGCTACAGCAAATAAAGTTGAGGTTGCTCCTCAGGAAGAAGTGAAGCAAGTTGTTAAACCAATTGCTGAAATAAAAAAACCAAAAAATGAGTGGGTTATTAAGGATAGGCTATATGAGCTAACAAGAACAAAGCCACTGGTTTTTACATTACCTACAGCACATGGTAGGAAAAAAAGTTTATTACATTTTGACGAAGAATTAGGTTACCAGAGAGAACTAAGATACGCCACAAATCAAAGATCCTGTTTTGTTGATGAGCAGCAAGGGCAGATAGTTATGGGCCGTATCGTGTTTAGAGACGGTAAACTTAATGTTCCAAAAGAAAATGTAGTATTACAAAAACTATTATCTTTGTATCACCCCGCTGGTAAAGACGGTATATATGAAGAATACAAACCAGCACAACAGGCAAGTAATGAGGTTGACTGGATTGAGTTTGAATTACAAGCATTGAATCTAGCTAAGAGTTTATCTGTTGATGAAGCAGAGGCTATCTTACGCGTTGAAATGGGTGCATCTGTAACAGAACTATCATCTTCTGAAATCAAAAGAGATGTATTGATTTTTGCTAAAAAGAATCCAAACCTATTCATACAATTGGCTACGGATGAAAATACGCAATTAAGAAGTTTCGGAGCAAAGGCTGTTGAAATGGGTATATTAAATTTATCACAAGATCAAAGAACCTTTACATACGGAAATACCGGTAGAAAAGTAATGACAGTGCCATTTGATGAGCATCCTTACTTTGCTTTGTCTGCATTCTTTAGAACAGACGAAGGTATGGAAATATACAAGGCAATAGAAAAAAGACTAAACTAGTCACCTTTATAGTAATAGGCTGCTGAAAGGTGGCCTATAACTATATAAAATAAAAAACAAATTATGGCTGTAAGCGTAGATACTGTTTATCAAAGAGTGTTGGCAATACTCAACAAAGAACAAAGAGGGTATCTTACCCCGCAAGAATTTAACCTATTTGCAAACCAAGCGCAATTAGATATATTTGAACAATACTTTTACGACATCAACCAATTCGGTAGAGTGCCGGGCAATGACACAGAGTTTTCTGACATGCTCAATGTTCTAAACGAAAAAATAAACATCTTCGAAAAAAATACCGCTTTAGTATACGGCGGAACTCACTGGGCTGCACCTGCTGATCTGTATAGATTAGGGACTATAGTATACAATAACACAATAACTTCAAAGTCATTATATCCTGTGCCTAACACAGTGGTGACTACAATAGTGCCTACTGAGGCAGAGCGAATAAACTTTAATGAGTTTATATACATAAACCAATCACCTTACACAAAACCATCTAATTCAAGACCGATATTTATAGCTGACTACATTGGTTATAGGGTATATGGTGATAGCGAGTTAACTACGGATGTTACGTGTAATTATATAAAAGAACCTGCTAAAGTAGAATGGGCATATCAAATGGTTTTTGGAGAAGCTTTATATGATGCGTCTCAAGCTGTAGACTTTGAACTTCATGAATCGGAAGAAACAGAATTAGTTATTAAAATATTAGAATTCGCGGGGCTTTTAGTTAAGGACATCGGGCTATATCAAATAGCAAATCAAATAGAAGGACAAACCAACCAACAAGAAAAAGCATAATATATGGCATTAATAAATCAAACACCGGAAGAATACTACTTAGGCCCTGACGGGATATGGGATAGTGGAGATGAAAGCTACGGGGATTATCAGTTTGTTAGTATAACAGATATTATAAACAATTTTATAGTAGCTTATGTTGGGCAAGACAAGCTGATAACAAAAGTAAAAAGAACTGATGTTGCATATTGGGCTCAAAGAGCTATTCAAGAGTTTAGCTTTGATACATTGCCGCAGGAAAAGTCTATTGAAATAGAATGCCCTCCTGGCTTGTATATGATTTTACCGCAAGACTATGTTAACTACACTAAGCTTTCCTGGGTAGATAGCCGGGGTATAGAAAGAATAATATATAGGACGGATTTGTCAAGCAATCCAAATGCAATAATACAAGACAACACGTACGAATACACTTTCGATCAAGATGGCAATATACCTCTTGCAGCGGAATCAGAAACGCTAAAAAGATGGAACTCAAGTAGCAGCTATCCATTAGGTGGCTCAGGAGGAGGTAACTTTGATTTAGTGAACAATCCAGACCTATTGGCATTATATGCTTATGGCGGAAGATACGGGATAAACCCTGAACAAGCTCAAGCAAATGGAACTTTTTACGTGGACAAAATAAACAATGTAATTCGATTCAGCTCAGATATACGAGGTAGAATAGTTACACTAAAATACGTAAGTGACGGACTGGGAACAGCAGAAGATATGACTGTTCATAAGTTTGCGATGGATGCAATAGAAAAGTATATAGCTTACTCTATACTATCTACAAGGGCTAACATACAGGAATACTTAGTCGCTAGATTTAGGAAAGTTGCTTCGGCGGCAAGAAGAAACGCTAAGATTAGATTATCAGAACTTAAGTCAGACTTAATGGCACAGGTATTTAGAAATCAATCAAAATGGATTAAACACTAGAATTAAATGGCAGAGTTAATACACACGTTTACATCAGGTAAAATGAACAAGGATCTTGACGAAAGACTTGTTCCTAACGGAGAATATAGAGATGCCTTAAATTTAGAGTTAGCATCTTCAGATACCTCTCAAGTTGGTACTTTCCAGAATATAAAAGGTAACTTAGAATTGCGCAATAAAATGTACAATCCTAAAACCAACGCGTATAACCAGTGGGGAAATGTCAAATATATTACGGCATTGACTAATCCTGTATGCGTAGGAGCTATAGCGGATGAAAATTCAGACAATATATATTGGTTTATAGCTTCGGATTCTGTAAGCGTTATAGCTTACTATAATATCAACACGAAATTAACTAGGCCTTTATTAGTTGACACGGAAGGTGTTTTAAATTTTAGTGAGGATTATTTAATTACAGGTATAAACGTAATAGAGGGTATATTAATTTGGACAGACAATCAAACTGAGCCAAAGAAAATATTCGTTGAAGATTGGGTAGGATCTACGCCTAATTTTGTAACACATTCTCAAATATACGGTAGAAACTTTATTGAAGATGATATAACTGTAGTAAAAAAGTATCCACTGCAGCCGCCTGTTGTAGCTGCATATTCTAATAGTGTAATAGGTCCTGACGGATTGCCTGGTGCAAATGTAGATACTCAAACTACTTTTTCATTTTATAACGAACTTGTCGTAGGGGATATACAGCCTATTGCTGCAGGCACTGAGGTTCAGTTGTTTTGGTCCTCAAATATTCCTCCAGTATACGCTATTGACAACATATTACTTCTTACTAATGCTGAAAATAATCCATTAGATATAGATGCTGTAATAAGAGTCAAAGTTATAGGGGTAGGCGCAGGCACGGCTGTAGTAAGTATTCTTTCTGTTGGACCAGCCCCAGAAGGTGTTACTTTGAATCCAATATTGTATGATGTAACATTAGAACAGGATCCCCCGTTTTTTGAAATGAAATTTGCAAGATTTGGTTATAGGTATAAATACAAAAATAACGAAATTTCCGCGTTTTCTGCTTTTTCAAATCCCGCGTTTATACCGGGTGATTTTAATTATTCTCCAAGCCAGGGGTACAACTTAGGTATGACTAACAATGTTAGGCAACTTAGTATATCTCATTTTACTCCCAATGTTGTAGAGTACCCTGATGTCGTAGCTGTGGACATACTTTATAAGGCAACTAACAATGCCAACGTATATGTAGTAGACACTTTTACAAATGAAGACCCAGAGTGGAGCGTAGAGGATAGTAGTGATAATATTATAGGACTTTTTGATATAACAACAGAAATAATAACATCGGTTGTTAATACAAACCAAATATTAAGGCCATTTGATAACGTGCCGCGTAAAGCTAAAGCTCAGGAAATAACTGCTAATAGATTGCTATTTGGGAATTATACGCAAAATTTTAATCTGCTAAATAATAACGGCTCGCTTTTTCAAAACAATATTGAAGCATCTTCAGTAAGCCAAAGAGTTGGCCTACCAACTGTGGCTCAAGGAGAGGCTGTTAATATAGAAGGCAAAATAGTTGCTCCTTCTGTAAAATCAATAAGAACTTATCAAATAGGGGTAGCCTATATGGATAAATACGGCAGAACAACACCTGTATTTACAAGTAAAGCAGCATCTATTATTGTTCCAAAACTGCAAGCACCTTTATCTACAAAGCTTCAAGTTACGCTAACCGGCAACGGCAATAACCCAACTTTAATACCATACTACGAACAAAACAAGCAGTTTCCTTATTTTAAGTATTACGTAAAAGAAACTTCGCGGGAATACTATAATTTAGCATTGGATAGATTTTATGATGCGGAAGACGGTAATTTATGGCTGTCATTTCCTTCTGCTGAAAGAAATAAAGTAGATGAAGAGACTTTTTTAATATTAAAAAAAGAACACGATAATTCAGAACCTGTTGTTGAACAAGCAAGGTATAAGGTCATCGCAATAGAAAACGAAGCGCCCACTTATTTAAAAGAAACAAAAATTTCTTTAGGGGCTATGTCTACCGTATTTACAGTAGCGGGTTTTCCAATAGAAGGGGCAAACAAAGTTATAGTCGATAAAACTGCGTTTGATGATCAATTTGGAGAAGAAACAAAAACTTTATCGGGACTATTAATGAGGGTTAAGTCAGGGCTGTCGATTAGTAAATATTATAAGATAGCATCATTTACAGCGCCTACCACTTCACAAGTGTTAATTAACTCCAGTGAGGTATTTGGACCTGACATGAATTTTACGTCTACTGAACCTTTTGGTTTTCCTACCAGGGTAGATAATTTAGAATTAGAAATTATTAGAGTAGAATCTCAAAACAAACCTGAATTTACAGGTAGGTTTTTTGTAAAGGTTTTTCAAGACGATTTGCTTAGAAGAAAAATAGCTCAAGCCAGCAATACGGCTACCGCATCTTACTTAAGAAAAGCTTTAGGATATTTATATAACTTTAATGGAGGAAATACTAATTCAGAATCCTGGTGGAAAAACAATTGGAGAAATTCTCCTAATCCTCCTGACGCTCAAAACTCTCCTGAAAGGCTTTTTATAAATAGAATAAGAACGGGTTGTACTCAGTATATCCCTGAAGGAAGTGGTATTTATACAGAAGGGGGCGAAAATAAAATAGATATAGCCTGGGCTGGAGGATTTGGGTTTTGCGAAAATGAAGTAGGTGCAGGTACTGAAGAAAACGGTATTGCCGGCAGTAACCCTAATTTGTTACAGCAATTAAGACAAGACAGCACCCTGTTTAGATTTATAAAGGCAGGTAATGAGGTAGCCGACCCCCAAGGCACTGTATATAGAGTATATAATTCAGTTGAAAAACAAGGGTTAACTTATCAATGTGACTGCGGGGACATCTGGGACGGTAATGAAGGAGAAAACTCTGCAAATCAAATTACCAACTGGACATTAAGTTTTAGAGTGGCAGAGGCGCAAGGTAATCAAGGCATGCAATGGAATCCTTTAACAGACCAAATAAATTTAGAAGGTGGTGGAACTCAAAACGGGCTTCAGCCTTGGGCCCCTACTGATGCAAATAACTGGGCGAATTCTTATGTGGGTATTGAATTTATAGAGCTATCTGAAGAAGACGATAGCTTTTCCACCGCAAATCCAGCTATATTTGAAACAGAGCCTAAAGAAGCAGCAGAGCTAGATATATACTGGGAAGTGCCTAAAGTTTATAAAACTTCAGAATATACAGGCCAAACGCACACATTAGAGTTTACTAACTGTTATTCATTTGGTAATGGGGTTGAATCTGATCGCATTAGAGACGATTTTAACCAGCCTACAATTGAAAATGGCGTTAAGGCTTCTGCTACTTTAGATGAACCTTATAACGAAGAAATTAGATCCAGCGGTATAATATTTTCACAAATATTTAACTCTATATCTGGTGTAAATAACTTAAACCAGTTTATACAAGCAGAGTCTATTACTAAAGATTTAAACCCAGAATACGGAAGTATACAAAAGTTTCATACAAGAGACACTGACTTAATCACTTTATGTGAAAATAAGTCTATGAAAATACTTGCTAAAAAAGATGCTTTGTTTAATGCCGACGGCAGCACTAACTTAACTTCTAACGCTGAAGTTTTAGGGCAGACATTAACATTTCAAGGTGAATTTGGTATAGCTAAAAATCCCGAGTCATTTGCTGAGTTTGGATTTAGAATGTATTACACCGATGCAACTAGAGGCGCCGTCCTTAGGCTTTCAGGTGATGGTATAACAGATTTATCTGATTATGGCATGCACTCGTTTTTCTCTGATAACCTACCTATTAACAATAAAATACTAGGGACGTGGGACCCTAACAAAAGGAATTACAATGTAACATTAAATTCTTTAACCCCCTACTGGCAACAAACACTAGGGGCTGGAGAATTTGACAGGCTTAATAAGCATCCATTGTGTGATCAGTTTGTAAACTCTTTACCTACAACTACTACAACTGTTTCGTATAAAGAAGCAATAAATGGTTTTACATCAAGAAAAGTTTATATACCAGAAGCGGGAGCTTACTTGGATAATGCTTATTACACATTTAAAGGAGGTAGAATATGGGAGCATGGAACAAATGAAAAACGAAATACTTTTTACAATGTAGGGCCTGACAGTATAGGCACAACCCCTGCGTATCATTATAGTTCATTTACCACTATATTCAACGAAAACCCAGCCGTAGTAAAAGGGTATAAAACTCTTAACTATAGCGGTACAAAATCAAGAGAATATATTTACAGAGTAGGGGCTAGCCTTCAGGAATACTCTTTAGCCGAGGTGCAGGCACAGCGATTAACGCCTACCTCTTCGGTTAGGACCAAAGGTTGGTTTGCGGAATCTATTGTTACAGACTTGCAAGAAGGTAAAATCAAAGAGTTCATAAAGAAAGAAGGTAAGTACTTTAATTATATAAAGGGTCTTGATACTTTTTTTACAACAAATTGCAACACTAATGTGGATTCTAGCGAGTTTAACGTTCAAGGTATTGGAAGAGCTACAGTTATATCTGGCCCAATTCAAACAGAATTTCAGGTTACAAACAAGATAGATCCGGATTGTTCGACTATACCCACTGCTCCGGTGCTTGTTAAGCAAACGTTCCCAGGAATAGAAAATCAAACCGTGAGCCATACTATCCAGCAAAGTAACACATGCTCTACAGGTATATATTTCACGCTAGAAAATAATCTATTAGAAAATCCATCTGGCTTGACTTTAGATTTAACGACAGGAAGTTTTACATATACGCCTACCTCAGGGTTTCAAGGTAATTGCGGGGTTTTTGTTGTGAAAGCTTGGTGTGGAAATTTGAGTAGCCCTACAGCAACCATGGGTATAGTAATACCTTTCTCTTAAAAAAAAATATTATGGCATTTGATAATTTTACAGTAAACGTAGTAAGTTTTTCTGAAACAGCAGGAACGGATTGGACAATAGCAAATCCTTCTGTTTTATTAACAATAACCCCAGATGCAGGTTATACTATAATCGCAGCTAATTTTTCACCAATAACCCCTTTACCTACGTATGTGAGTAGCGTTGTTTTTACTCAAAATGGGTTGAATGTAGATTGTGTTATAACCTACGATTCGCCTAGTGTAATGCCTAGTATAAACGTGCTTATATCTCTTTGTATTCAAGGCTATGCTTCAGAAACACCGATAATCATAGCGGGGACCGCGGAAAGTGGAGGCATAACTAACGTATCTACGCCCGCTGCAGGAGATTTACCTTTAAATTTTAGCTCAAGCGGGACATGGGACACTACTACAACAGTATTCACTCAGGCTATTGTGGCTTTAGCCGGCTATTATTTCGCAACCACGCCGACTCTTTCAATAAACCAAGGCAATAGAAAAAATTACACGGTAACAAGCGTTGAGTCTTTTGATTCTGAAAACAGGCTTGTGCAGGTAACATTTTCTGTTTCTTATAAATTTCCTGCAGACAATGTTTCTGGGGATACCCTGACCTTAACAGCCAACGCTGTACAATATTATAACCCTCCCGTAAAGATAACAGGCTATCAATTTAATACTCAAAATGTAATAGCTCAAGGGGGAGAAACAAGAGCGTTCACAATATACGGAATAACAGGCGCTAACTGGGACTTGCGGTGTGTTTATACTCCTGGAAATGTAAACATAGTTAATACTTCCGGCACTATAGATGCTACAGGACAAGCTGTTGTGAATGTTGTATTTCCCGCAACTACAAATGTAAATAGAACATACAATTTTGCGCTCACTGGCGATTTAGCAACTAGCTTTAACACCGCTAATGGACAAACATCTACTCCGTCTATAAATCAATATGGGCAGGCAAGTTTAGGCTTAGTATTTACTAGTACAAACGCCGCTATTACTCCTGGAGCTACAGCTGTTAGGTATTATTTGCCTTATTCTATACCGCAGCAAGTGATATACACTGTCACCGCAACCTCTACGAGCACCTTCACGGTAGCAAATAATCCGCCTCCGGCGCTAGCCTGGACGGGGCAAGATCCAGCAGTGCCTCCACAGGACTTTAACTACACCATGGTAAGTCAGACATTTGAGGTAAATAATTTATTATCTCCCGCTGCATTAACAGCTACTGTTGTTGTCAATGTTAATACCCCTGGTTCAATATCCAAAACGAGTACATTAGATTTAGACAACGTATTGATTTAATAAACAATTAAGCATGGACGAAATAACATTAACATTCCCCCAACCATTAAACGTATCTGTACAAGTAGGCGATACCGCGTATTATACAAACGATATAAACGGGGTGGAAATAGTATTGATAGGATTAATAACTGCTGTAACCACTTATACGATTACAGCTGACATAGATCCTTCCCAGATAAGACCTACATTAACTAGCTTTATACTATTTAGTAAAACAGCAAACGTTAATACTAGTGGGCTTAAAGGCTACTATGCTGAAATGCAAATTAAAAACGACACCACAGAGTATGCGGAACTATTCTTAGTAGGATCTGAGATATTTGAAAGCAGCAAATAACACGTAATAATAAAAGTATAATAATAAAATACAAAGATATGATAGGAGCCATAGGAGGCGTTGTGTCAGGACTTACTGGAATTGCTTCTGGTATAATAGGCAGTAAAGGCAGAAAAAAAGAACAGGCAGAAGCGCAAGCGGAATTTAACAGAAATAAAGCAAGAATGGAAGGGGCTGATACCTCTAACCTAAATAAAAACATGGAGAATACCATGGAAGACCTTACGGTCAATACTCAGGCAGCTGAATTTCAAGCTCAGCAGCAAGCGGGAGGATTTGCTAATACTATGGATAAACTGTCTTCTGCAGCTGGAGGATCTGGTATTGCGGCTTTAGCCCAATCAATGGCGGGGGCACAAAGTAATGCGGCACAAGCAGCGTCTGCGGATATAGGTAGGCAAGAAGCTAGCAATCAAAGAGCTGAAAGGCAAATGGCTGGACAACTACAGCAGCAAGAAATACAAGGAGAATACGCTTCTAGAGCGGCAGAAAAAGATAAGGTGGACACAATGTTTGGCATGTCCCAGCAAAGGCTAGGAGCAGCAAATGAAGCAAGAGACGCAGCAACCGCGTCTATAGTAGGGGGCGTCGGCAGTGTGGTAGGAGGAGCAGCTTCAGCAGCGTCAGGCGGTATGATGGGCGTAGGTCCACAGAATTTTATGAACGGCACAAAGTAGATTAACTTATGGCAAATAATCAATTAATACTAGGAGCAGGCAAGGCGGCAAAGAAATTTGTAGATGTAGGAGCAGAAATGATGAAAGGGCTTGCGAGCTCTGGCCTTACAGCAAGAGGATTTAAAAAACCTAATATTGTTACTGAAAATGAAAAGTACCAAGCTAGGGTTAATTCTCTAATGGGCAAAATGAAAACAGACATAGACTTTACTTCGTTTTCCCCAGCAGAAACTAGCTCGATGCGTACCTTTTTGGGTTCAGAAAGAAATAAATATGCTGAGGCAGCAAAAGCATTGGCCGGAATGACCGATACGACTTCATCTGAGTATATGGCACAAGTAGACATAATGAACGGTGTCAACAATAGCTTTAAAAACTTAGCGTCTCAAATCAAATCATACAAAAAAAGTAAGGTAGAGTTTGTTGAAGGCATGGTTGGAGGTGTATACTCTAGCGGTAACGACCCTAAGAATACTAGGCAAAATACTTTAATATACCTAAACCAATCAATGTATGGCCACAAGGATGCAGACGGCGATGGAATTAGCGATGAAAAAATGGATGCCCCGTTTACTATAATGGACGGTGGTAATATAGGATTTAATATCGATGGAGAAGTAAAGTCATATAATGAAACATCCCCGCCTTTATTAAAAGATTATAAATTAGGGGGGAAAATACTTACTGAAAACGAATCTGTGCGAAAAGCAGGTGATTTGGTTAGCCCTGAATCTGAAAAATTATACAGGATAGAATTGGAAAGCGCTTTTGCTAGTCAAGACTCTTTGAGGTCATTTATCTACGATTTTGAAGACGAATTTCCTACAGAGGATTTAGGAACCCTGTGGGAAGAAAACCCAGACAACGGCAAAGTAGTTCAGGAAATAAAAAAGAAGCTGATAGACAGGCTAATTACATCCCGCAGGGAAGCTGGACAAGCCGGTTATAACGAAAAGCAGGCTAAAAAAACACCAAAAAATACAAACCCAGTAGTAAGTACAGGCCCTTCCAGGAATGGAAAGTTTTACCTTATAAGAAAAAACGGAGACGAAACAGAGGTTACCGAAGCGCAACACAAGGCCTTTGCGGCTCAAGAATTAGCTAATATTTAATTAAATAAAAATAAAATATGCCTAAGTATAAAATAAATATAGACGGTAATCCTGTAACCAAAGAAATTTCTGAAGGATTAGTACCTTACTTTTTAGAAAAATACCCAAACGCTGAGCTTATTAGCGAAACACCCCCTGCTGAAAATTTTCAGAACGGAGATGCGGAGACCGATGCGTCTGTAACTCCGGAGACAAGTCAAGCATCAAATGGGGATTCCGCCTCGGAAGATGGTTTTTCGGTGTCCAGGCTGGATGAGGTAGAAATACAAACAGACGGCTACGGCAATGCTATTACAGTAAAAGAGTGGGAGGAAGAAACTAATGCTTATATTGCTGATAATCCTGATCTTTCTGCAGATGAGTTATCTGCATGGATAAATAGGCCCGGCGGCCCAACAGAATCTCAGTACACTTTTCAAGAAGAAAAAGAAATATACGAAGCTAATAAAGAAAAACCTAAGCTAACTGATCCAAAGTATAGCCCTAGCGATTTTGTTATAAGCTTATACGAGGACCCTGCTTTTGACAGAAACGAGGCTGCTTTATCAATTTACGACAATGAGCTTAAATTTTTAAAGAACAAACAAAAAAATTACCCTCTTATGTCCGCGGAGGGAGCAGAAATACAAAAACAAATTGATCAGCTTGAATATAACAAGCAAAACGAGCTAGAAGAAAGCAGAACTTTTGACTCTAGCCAAAGAAACAAATATAAGAAAAAGATAAATGATGCCGAGGCATACATGAATAGCGGTATTGATAAATACAATGCTGGCGAAATTACCCAAGAAGAATTTGAAGTATACGCTGGGCGTTATGAGGACATGCAGGATAATGTGTTTGAAACTTCTTATGACAAAGAAAAATACCAAGAGCAAAACTTGTTATTAAACGAAATAACCACAGCTAGAACGAAAGACACATACAGTAGCTTTGGCGAAAGCGACTTAGGTCAAACAAAAGAAGAAAAAAAAGTATTTGATCAAAGAGTAGAAGATGAAATAATAAACGGTATTTCAGGTAATAAAAAACTAGTAGGCAAGATACTTGATGGCAACGTGCCTCTTGCTGAAAAAGAAATGATTATTACAGGAGCTAAAAGTATAGTGCTAAATAAATCCTATGATGAATATGTATCTGAATACAATAAAGCTGAAGATATAATATTTGCTGCAGACGAGGCCGCTAATATAACGCCTGAGGTAGCTAACGCTGCTCAAGGTATACTTTACAATGCTGCTATAAAAATACAAGACACTTCTGCTGAATTAGCTTACAATATTGGTGAACAATCCTTTGCTAATAATTTTCAAATGACTGATGACTTTGAAAAGTGGAGAGATCGCCATATTGACGGGGGTTATATAGGTGATCTTGGAGATGCCGTAGGTACTCTTATTCAAGGTGGCCAGAAGTTGATAGGAGACGCCACAATTGGTACATCTATATGGCTTAATAGGGTAGCTTGGGACGCTATAGATTCTGATTATTTCGAAGACAACTATACTAGCCTTGATATGATTAGCGATACGTTTTCTAATTATAACAATATTAATTATTTTGGAATAAGCGATAAAGGGGGCCGTATTTCTATGGACAACCTCACCTTCAGGTCTACAACTAAAACTATTGCAAACATGCTGCCATTTACAATAGGGGTAGCTCTTGCTGCTCGTAAAGGGGACGTTAAGGGACTTAGAACCGCATACTCTATCATGCGCGGTATGGGGGCTAGTGCTCAAACTATAAACAAAGTGAAAATGGGTGGGTTTGCTTTTAGAGCCACCGTTAATGATAATTATTTAGAAGGTAAGCAGATGGGCTTAAGTAACAGTCAATCGCTAGCCTACTCAACAATGACTTCCTTTTCCACTGCATTGGTACAAGGTATAATGCCTGACAGTAAATTTTTTAGCACAACGGCCGGGGCTACTATAAAGAAAACTTTTGTAGAAAACCTTAAGAAAGTTACGACTAAAGACGGAATAAAAGTTGTAACAAAGCAGTTTATAGACAACCTTATAGGGGAAATAGGGGAGGAAGAGGCTGAATTGCTTTTAAATGATATAGCTAAAATAACAGTAGGATTGAGTAATGAGACAAAGTTTTTTGATTTTGATACTCAATTTGAAACTATAGCTGGTACTATACTTTTAGCAGGAAGTACCTCAGCAGTTATGGCTCCTGCTCAATTTAAAAACTACAAAAACAAAATATATAATCAATACCGAACCCAAGGTGCTGATGTAATAACAACTCTACAAGAAACTAAAAAAATTGTAGAAAATAAGTTAAAAAGAGCCAGAACCCAGCAAAGCAAGGAAGCAGCCCAAAGACAATTAAACGAAATAAATTCTGCTATAGAATATGGTGCTGATATTATAAAAGCTATTAACGTAGCTCCTGATGTAATGAATGATGAGCAAATAGATTTATTAGTACAAAAAAATCAATTGCTAGATAAAAAATCAAAAGCCGATCCGCGTTATACAAAAGGCATCGATGCGGAAATTGAAGCAATAAACGTTAAAATAGAAAACTCTCAGGTTACACAGCAGTCCGCAGTTATACAGCAAAAAACAGAAGCCGGGTCTAAAAAAATCGCTGAAGCTTTAGGTATTAAATTTGATAAAGGAAATACTTCGAAAGTTAGAGAAGCGGTTGAGCAGCAAAATGCTGATATAAATAAAAGAAACGAAGGCAAAAAGGAGGCTGATAAAGAAAAGTTAATAAATGTAGAGGAAGCTGTAAAGCAGAATGGGTTTATCATGCAGAACCCCGATGGAACACAAAGCATAGTAATTAATGAAGATGTTGCGGGTACAAATAAGGCTGTAACCACAGCTCAGCACGAATTACTTCACGGGGTGTTACTTAAAACGATTACAGACAACCCAGGCGCTATAGTGCAAATGAGTAATGCTCTTAAATCTGAAATTGACAAAATGATACCAACTGGTATTAGCTTTAACAATGCGTACATACAAGGTAGGCTAGAGGCTTACAAATCGGATCCTTCTAGTGTAGAAGCAGAAGAGCTGTTAACTATATTTTCAGAGGGCTTAACTCAAGGCTTTATTGCTTTTGAAGAAAATACTTTTACTAAAATAGGTGATTTTATTCGTCAAGGTTTACAGAGAGCCGGAATGAAAGTTACATTTAATTCAGGTAAAGACGTTTTCAATTTTATAAAAGATTTTAATAAAAGCGTAATAGACAACAAGGGGCTAGGCAAGGGATTAACCAAAGCAGCTACTGAAGGTGTTAAAATTGGCAAAAAATTAGGAGCTAGCAGCGCTTTTTTATACGATGCAAATTTTGAAGCAAACGTTCAAAGTGCTTATAATAGCCCGAAATTAGATTTACCTAGAAAAGCTCTTGGTATTGCAATGGCTTATAGAGCCAGGGTCCAGGAATTAATAAATAAATCTTCTAGCAATGTATTTGGATCAAGAGAAAAAACCAACGCAATTGAGTACGCTTTAATTGGGAGAGACAATCCTAACAGTATATACAACACGGTTTTAAATTACGATAGTAATTCTAAAATGTCTTTGGACGAAACTATAGGAAGAACAATCTCAGGAATAGGAGAGAGCGCTGCATCTAAGCCAGGCTTTAAGGCTAGCCGTAAGCTTACGGAAGCTGAAGAAAACAGAATGGAAGCTATCGATGGGGAAATCGACGCTATAAGCGAACAGCTTGCGCAAAATGAAATACAGCAAGACACTCACGATAGGCTAATTGAGAAGCTGGAAGAAGAATACGAGAACATCGAAAATCCACCTAAGGTAGAAGCAAAGGCAAAACCTAAGCCTAAGCCTAAGCCTAAGGCTAAAACCGATAATGTAAAAGCTAAAGCGCTAAAAAAAGAAAAAGTTTTAATAGGTGATGCTATAAACAAGATGATACCTGAAGATATGACTTCTGCTGAATGGCCTGAAGTTGCAGGCAAGATTATAGTAGCTTTTCAAGACGGGATGTTGTTTCCATTGTTTAAAAAACAAATTGCTAAAATGGGTATCGTGGAAAACGATATTTACGGCAAAACTTCTAAAGAATTTTACGATGCCACCATAGGTGTTCAGTATATTAAAAACATTCTTAATTTCAAACCTAAAACAAAAGAAAACCCTCAAGGCAACGATGACTTCGGAGGATATATTATAGGTAGTGAATTTGGATTAAACAACAGAATTAAAGAAGCTCTCACTGAGTTAAGAAAAGGAAAAGAATTAAACGAGGCTAGTGACGTTAGCAATGCCAAGGGTATAGTCGCAGAAGAAAGTTCAAACGAAGTAAAAGAAAAGCCTAAATACAGAAGCTTAACAGATGCTGGTGTAGTATCCGGCGAAGTAATAAAGGCTGTAAAAGCTAAGTTAAAAACGGTACTTCGTACTGTAAAATCCAGAATGGATGCCGCTATATCCAATAACCGTACTGTAACTCCGCTTATGGCAGAGATACAATTTGAAATGGGTAAGCAAGCCGATATAGATCTTAAAAAAGCTATGGGTGGCAAGAAAGACGGTAAGCTTAGAAAGTTTTTACTTAAGACTAAAAAGGCAACGTTACAAAACATGACCACAACCTGGTTAATGGGTAAAGATGGTCAAGGTGGAATACCCCAGGCTATACAAAAGAAAGTAGATGGCAAATGGCTTTCTTATCCGGCTTGGGTTGGAAAAGAAATAGACAGAGAAAAAACAAGTACCGATAACGCGGGTAGAACGTCAGGGGCTTTGCTTGTAAGGAGACATCCAAGCATAGTTAATTACAAAAATGTAGACGAAATTATTGATAATGACACCTATTTAGCTCAATTTCTAGACGAAACTGGTAACCCTATAAGGGGTAGAAAAGAGGCATTAGCTAAAGCTATGGCTGAAGAAATTTCATTTGAAATATTTTCTACTGATTTAGCAGATCCAGCTAGCGAGATAAGCGAAGCGTTTGAAAGCAACCAAGAACGTCAAGGTGCAATACTTGCCGAAAATTTTATACAACAAATAGATAACGATATAGATAGGGGCAATATTAAATTTTCAAAATCTTTTAAAAACCCACAATTTATAAAAATTCACAATATAGCTTTAGATATACTTGTAGATAAAGGAATGGACGCCTACAATGACTACGTAGACAGCGTCGAAAACGTAGAGCTTAGAAATTTAGTGAGAAATTACTTTGACAACAATCTTTGGAGAGCGGGTAAATTTGCTGATTACAAAGCTAAAAACAAAGGGCTATCTTATGAAAAATTCATTAAAAAAGTATTATCTGCCACAAACCAAAAAAACGTAAAAGTTAAGCTTATAGGAAATAAAAAAGGCATAGGAGGTGATTTAATATTACAAATAGGTACAGAAATTATACAAATAGAGTTAAAGCTTAATGATAATGCTCAAATGAGTAGCTTTAGTGTTAAATATACTGAAGGTGTTGCTTCACTTACAAAACCGGAAGTTTTAAAAACAGAAGGCGGGAAAGAATTATTAAAAAAACTAAATAGTGAAAATTACAAGAAAAAAATAGAAGCATACCACAAAGCTGCTTTAGATTATGCAAAAAAAGAAGGATATTTTGCTGAAATTAAAAACGGCAAGCTACGTGCTGAAGGTGCTGTGTTTACTAAAATGGTTGAAACAGGTGACTTAGCAAAATTAAATTTACAGATACCATCTGATGCAACTGTTATACAAGAGATGTATAATAATGAAGGTGTGTATTATGTTGATTTTGGTAACAAGGGGCTGTTTTATATGGGAGAAGACATAAATGGCTTGGGTGTTCCTGAATTAAAAGCTGATGTAACTTTGTATGCTAGAATGACAAAGGGATCTAAAAACAAACAAGGTATTTACACGGCCTCTATGAGAGTTTTTCCTAATATTAACGGAGAAATTAAAGAATCAACTACCTCTTTATCTGACGTAAAAGAAATAAAAAAGTTTATTCAGTCTGCTGTAAATACCGAAAAAATAAACAAAGGTAATGTTGGTAACAAGGCAATAACAGAAGGCCTTAAGTCCTCGAAACCAACTAAAGGCATTAGTGTATTTGACTTTGACGACACACTGGCTCGCACGAAAAGTAATGTGCTATACGCAATGCCTGACGGCACAAAAGGTAAACTAAACGCTGCTCAATTCGCCGCTCAGTCAGAAACATTATTAGACCAAGGTGCTGAATTTGATTTTAGCGAGTTTAGTAAAGTAATGAAGGGGGAGCTGGGCCCATTGTTTAGCGAAGCACAAAAAAAGGAAGGCAAGTACACAAACAAAGACATATTTGTTTTGACTGCAAGGCCGGCAAATTCCGCTAAAGCAATACATGAATTTTTAAGGTCTGAAGGGCTAAACATACCTATAGAGAACATTACAGGATTAGGTAACGGATCGCCCCAAGCCAAAGCCGATTGGATGGTTAGCAAGATAGCCGATGGCTACAACGATTTTTACTTTGCGGACGATCACATGGGTAATGTTAAAGCTGTAGGTAAGGCGCTTAAAGGCAAAGGCGTTAAAGGACAAACAGAGCTGTCTATAGTAGATTTTAAAAATCAACCTAAGGCAGTAAGAGACATACTTAACACGTTTGATGTTAAAGGACCAACACAGAGATCTAGAATCAAATTCAATAGATCATCAAATAAAACCTTTAACGACATGCTCGAAAGAGCTTCCGGTATAAAATCTAGAAAAAGATTAACACAGGTAGAAGGCCGCCAGCTAGGTAAGAATAAAGGGAGATTCAAAATATGGATGCCTTCTTCACTTGAGGATTTCAGAGGTCTTACGGAATATACATTCGCAGGTAAAGGCAGGCAGGGAGACGCTGACCAAAAGTTTTTCCGAGATGCCTTAATTACACCGTACTGGAGAGGTATAAATGAAATGGACCAAGTTAAGCAATCACTTAAAAATGGGTTTGCGGCACTTAACAAGAAGTTTAAACCTGTAATGAAAAAGCTTGGTAAAAAAATTCCAGGCATGGTGCATACTCATGATCAAGCATTAAGAGTATACCTTTGGAATAAAGCCGGGTACGAAATACCTGGGCTTACTAGAAAGCAAGAAAGAGAACTTGTTAGGTATGTTCAAAATGATGCTGAACTATTAGCCTACGCTAAAGGAGCGCTGCAAATGTCTCAAAGAAAAGAATGGTCTAAGCCTTCTGATTATTGGGACGTACAAACCATACTATCTGATATTAATAACTTTACGGAGAAGGCGGGTAGAAAAGAATACCTTAAAGAGTTTATTGACAATGCTGATTTAATTTTTAGTGAGGCTAACCTAAACAAGATAGAGGCTATATACGGAAAAGATCATAGAGATGCCATTGTAGATATATTGTATCGAATGAAAAACGGTACAAACAGGGCGGCAGGCATGAAAAAAAATGAGCAAGCATGGAACAATTGGTTAAACAATTCGATCGGTGCTATCATGTTCTTTAACAGAAGATCTGCATTACTACAAACGTTATCTATTGTAAACTTTGTAAACTGGAGTGACAACAATCCAATGAAGGCGGCAGCAGCGTTTGCTAATCAAGCGCAATTTTGGTCTGACTTCGCTATGATATTTAACTCAGACAAATTAAAGCAGAGAAGGTCAGGATTAAAGACAGATGTTAACGCGGCTGAACTTGCTAGCGCGGTTACAGGAGCTACAGACAAGGCATCTGCGGCATTGAATTACTTGCTTAAAATAGGATTTACACCTACGCAAATGGTAGATAGCTTTGCTATTGCATCAGGCGGAGCTACATTTTATAGAAATAGGTTAAATACTTATTTAAAAGAAAAGGGTGCAGATGGAAAACCTAAGTATACACAGAAAGAAGCTGAAAAGCAAGCGTTTTTCGACTTTAGCGTTGTTTCTCGCGAGACACAGCAATCAGGCGATCCTGCTTTAATATCCTCGGATCAATCTAGTTCACTTGGTAGGGTTGTTTTAAATTTTATGAATACACCTATACAGCTAAACAGATCAATTAAAAAATCTGCTCAGGATATATACAACAGAAGAAGAACACCAGGTATGTCGCAAGCACAAAGTGACTTTTCTAATTTTAGTAAAATAATATATTACGGGGCTATTCAAAATGCCATTTTCTCATCTCTACAAGCCGCAATGTTTGCACTTATACCAGGATTTAATGACGATGAAGAAGAGGAGGGTAAGTTAACTATGCAGGAAAAAACTGACAAAAAGCTTTTTCAGGTTATAAATTCAATGGTAGACACTACGCTTAAAGGAGGATTTGGTTTACCTGGAGCGGTTGTATCTATTTTAAAGAACGCTATAATAGAATACAAAAAGCAGGAAGACAGAGGATTTTTAGCAGACGATTCTAAAACACTTATAGCTTTACTTAATATATCGCCAGCAGTGGGATCAAAAGCAAGAAAGATAGTTAACTTTATTAAAACAGAAAGATTTGACAAAGAAGTTATAGGCGAAAGAGGTTGGGATGTAACCATAGATGGTAAATTCAATTTAAGCCCTAGATGGTCTTCAGCGGGTAATCTTATTGAAGGAACACTTAATATACCAACAGCTAGGGTAGTTGATGAACTTAATTCAATAACAGAAGCCCTGGATTCTAGAAACACTGCATGGCAAAGAATAGCTTTAGCATTAGGTTGGAAGACTTGGAACGTTGGATCTAAAAATGAAGAAAACGATTTAATAGAAGTAAGGATAAAGTCAGAAAATAAGGAGCGCAAAAAAGAAGAAAACAAGGAAAAAAGAAAGCAGAAGAAACTTCTAGAGGAAATGGAGGAGAAAGACAGAAGATCTAAATTATCGCAAGATGATAGAGATCTAGAAGACTGGGAAAAGAGACAGCGAAGAAAAATAAAATCTAGAAATACAAGGGCTAAAACCAAAAAGAAAAAAGATTCAATTAAGACGGTCGAAGCGAATGAGCGTATTGCTGCTATTGCTAAAAAAAGAAAAGAAAAAGAAGAAGCTAATAAAAATAAATAACTATGAACTTACCAATAACAACTAGAGTAGCTAAAGCTAGAGGCGGTGCCTGTTCCCCTGCTAAACAATTAAGAAAAGCACAAAGTACAAAAATAAACAAGCGAAACCCAAACGCTAAGGAAACACCTAAAGGCGTTACGTACGGTCTTCGTGACTCATCAAAATCTTGTCTAGGTAAGCCATGCGGTGGAGCTAGGGATGCATCTCCTGCTAAACAATTAAAAAGATCTACAAAAGTTGCTTTAAAAGCCGCTAAAACCGCTATCAAAGGTCGAAAAGCTGTTGACGAAGGTAAAGATAAAAAAGCCACTCGCTTACTGAAACGAGCTGCTAGACAAGAAAATCGTTCTATAAACATAGAGGAAAGAGAAAATGATTACGATTTAAAAAGAAAAGGATTCAATAACATGTCCCGCGACGGAATCGCATAAAAATAAAAGCATGAGCATAAACGAAATAAAACTGTACCTAATAAACGGTAGCACGCTAGGAGTAACTACCTTTACAGGTATAGAAGATTGGCTGAAGATACTACTACTGCTCATAACTATAGGTTATACGTTGGCGAAGTGGGCATCTTTGAATAATAAAAACGATAAAGATGAAACTAACTAAGAACTTTGGCTTAGGGGAATTTCAGTGCAAATGCGGGTGTGATATGCCTCGCAGTGTAATGGAAAATATATTTAAGCTGTCTGATCAGCTACAAATATTAAGGGATATTTATGGCACTATCAATGTTAACAGCGCATATCGCTGTGAAGAACATAACGAAAGCATCGGTAGTAAATCTACAAGTCAGCATGTATTAGGTAAGGCTGCTGATATTACTGTAGAAGGTATGACTCCCGAAGAGGTAGCTACGTTGATCGAAAGATTAATGGCTGAAGAAGTATTAAGCTCTGGTGGAGTAGGAAGATACAATACATTTACACATATAGACATACGAGGCAAAAACGCAAGATGGGATAACACAACTAAATAAAAATTATGGGGAACTGTTTAAAACCAATAACAACAAGAGTAAGAAATGCCCGAAGCGGTGTGAATATGCCTAAAGGTATGGAAATATCAATGAATGCCGATGGGTCCGGTGGAGCTGTGCCTGAGGTTAATCCTTCGCCAGCAAAAATTAAAAATGCTGCTTACGAAAAATCAAACCGTAAAATGCGATCTGATTATACGAAAGAAACCGGTAAGACATTAGGCAAGAGGCATCTTACAGGCACAAGCCCTAGACGAACTTCATTTGCCTGCAGGTTTGCGGGAATGAAGGGAGCTATGAAAGACGAAAAAGGTGAACCAACAAGAAAAGCAATGGCTTTAAAAAAATGGGGATTTGGTAGCGTTGGAGCAGCGTCTAGCTTTTGCAGTAAAAACAAAAAGTCATGAGAACAAAAGGAATAGGGCCTCAAGGTCTAGGTATAAAGGGTAATAACGGATATATAATAGGATCTCCTGCGAAATGCTGGCAAGGATACGCACGAGTACCGGGAACTAAGAAAAACGCAAAAGGAAGTTGTAAAAAAAAATAAACTATGGCATACAATGGATTCAAAGGAATAGGACCTAAAAAATTAGGGACTAGTCCACTTAAACAATTAAAAAGAAGTAAAGATACAATATATGTATCAAAAAAATACAAACCAGGTGATTATGTAGAAGAAACTGAACTTGAGGACAGTATAATGAGTCAAACTAAAGATTTTCCTCAGCTATCTGTTCAAGATTATAGTACAGTAAAAAAGAAAAAAGGTAAAAACTACGTAGTAAAAGATAATTAATTATGAAAAAACTAAAAAGCTATTGGAATAAGCTAATGTATTGGCTTATGTTTAAAAACTATAATGAATAAAAAAACGCCAGTAATTAATTTTACTGGCGTTTTATATTGTAAACATATATGCTTACTTTAGATATATTTGTAAACGTATACGCTTACTATCCATCACATGCGAGACAGTCTTCATCCATTGCAGACGCGGCAATATCTCCTCGCAACACACTTTCTGTTCTTGTATAGTATAAGGTTTTAACACCTTTCTTCCAAGCTTCCATGTGTACTTTGTTAAGCCATTTAGGAGTTGCCTCCGCTGGAAAAGCAAGATTCAAACTAACAGACTGATCTACATACTGTTGTCTTAGTCCGGCCTGGGCAATGAGTTCCAACTGATTGATCTCTTTAAATGTTTTAAAAACTTCTTTGGCAGGTATGTCATGATCACCAACGGTAATATCATCCAACCCGTCAATATCCTGTACTGAACCACCGTCAGCCAGTATCTTACTCCATGTTTTTTCATTGTTTAAGTTATGTTTTTCTAGTAGTTTAACAAGCGTTAGGTTTTTCCTAATAAAAGTACCTTTAGCACTTTGCTCCGTGAAAACATTTGCAGCCCACGGCTCAATACCCGGTGAGACATTTCCACTAAGCTTGCTATTGCTAACAGTAGGTGCAACAGCACGTAAATGGGTATTACGCATACCAGTTCCAGCACACCAAAGAGGTTCTCCATAAATCTCCGCAAGGTCCATGGAAGCTCTTTCGCTTTCAATTTTGATTTGCGAAAATATTTTCCTAGTTTCAAACTGAGATAATAAACCTTCGAAAGGAATACCTTTCTCTTGGAGATATGTATGCCATCCAAGGACTCCCAGGCCCAATGCTCGCCCTTTCTGCGCAGATCGTATAGCATTTTCGAATCCGCGTAACCCCTTGGCTCTTTGAATAAATTCCTCCATAACTCCGTCAAGAAAGAACGTGGCGTCATAGATAAGGTTAGTATCCTTCCATTCCTCATATTTAGCTAGGTTTAATGATGATAGGCAACATACAAAACTGTGGCTTTCATCGGTGTGTAATGTGATCTCTGAACATATATTAGTCATGTGAACCTTTAATCCATTTTCTTTATATGCTTCTGGATTTGCTTTGTTAACATTCCCTTTAAACATAATGTACGGTTCTCCAGTTGCTTTTCGCTTTCTAAGTAGTTTACTCCATCGAGTCCTTGCATCTGCATCTCCTTGTTCAAGTTTTCGCATAAATTTATCACCAACAATTGCGCACTGATGAAGGTTAAGTGACTGCCTGTTGACATCCCC